TGCAGATTTGGGATACTCCATAAAAACGTCATAGACAAGAAAAAAGAGTTCCTATTAATTCCCATATGGTTATTGATATAATATAAACTGCCATAACATGCAAAAATACATTTGCCCGAATTGCGGACAGGCTATTGAAAATGAAAGAGAGCTAATTATGACAAGTGAATTTTATAAACCCCTTACACCCTCCTTTAGGAATGACATAAACACTGCCATAGAGAATCAAATTAAAGAGTTAAATACTTGTAAGGGCAATGCTTTTGTAAATATGCAGATTATTGGATTGACAGCACATAAAAATCTAATAAATGCATTGCCAGACGGTTATCCGATACCGTGTAAAAAATGAGAATTTGGAGGGAATGGAAGATGTTATATCCCAAAACTAAATTAGAGAAAAATCATACTTTTTGCACTTGCAGTATACCGAATTTCCGAAATGCGTCTGAGTGGAATAAGCCGATAAAGAGAATATCTAAATTGGTATTGCCGAAAAGTCCTTATGGAGAAACGACACATTACTTGTGCGAGGACTGTATTAAGAAAATATATGGAGGAATAAAAGATGAGTGAGATTAAATTAAAACCGTGTCCTTTCTGCGGAGGCGTAGCACAATTAAATTATGAACGCATTACGGGAGAGAATAAAGGATTTTGGGCACAAGTAATCTGTAAAAAGTGCCACGGACGAAGCGGTGGAACATGGGCAGGGTCTTATAGTGCGGCAGAGCGGAAAGAAGTTAATACGTGGAACAGAAGGGCAGGTGAACAGAATGAGTGATGATTTAATCAGCCGGAAAGCGGTAATAGCTGCTGTAGACAGGCATACAAGAGAAGATGGCACTCTGGATGATGATATATCGGTAATCCTGGAAGAAGTCAAGACAGCCTTTGACAAGGAAAAGGTGGTAAAACAAATCGAAGATTACCGTGATCTTGTACCGGAGTGGGCGTTAAAAGAAATTATTGAGATTGTCAAGAAAAAGGAGGGTTGAATAATGAATGATATCAACAATATTAAGAATTCGTTACGCCTTTATTTGATACATGAGATTCCTACGTATCATAAAGGTACAGCTAAGAGAGATATGCGGAAAATCAAAGAGGTTATGCAGAAATTTGAATATGATGATGATTTTATAGAAAGTGTCAACGATGATTTCTGCTTAGGGTGGAATACGGCGAAGGAAATTATTTCCAAAATGTTATCTGATATATATTGGAAGAACAACAGAAACTAAAAAGGGTTTAAACCAGGAGATCAGAGATGGAGAGATTAACAGTACCAGATAAGAAGATAGACGGCGGATTAAGAAGAGCCATCATTGACGCCCGAGAAGTACGGAAAGAAGCAATGACTATTTACTGGGCGTTAAAGAAATACGAGGACACCGAACTTACACCGGAACAGATCATGGAGTTGAAAGAAGCAGTTCAGAAACTCGAAAATATATTCGGAGATGAAATTACAGTTAATCAGGTTATTGATTTTTTCGTTGATTTCTATATTGCACAGGGTGATCCAGACAGAGTGGAAAAAGCAGAACTGTTGACAAACGAAGAAGCTGCGAAGTGGCAGGAGCTGAAAGAGCGGGATACGGCGAAGAAACCCGTGCAAACGGAAGATGGAATGGTTTGTCCGATATGTGGTAGCAAGGCAGTTCCGTGGAGCCGGTTCTGCGATGAATGCGGACAGAGATGGTGGGAAGAGGAGGACTGACGTGCAGGACGGCAAGCGTCCGCAGATATTCTTGTCAGTGATTGGCGGTCAGCCGCCGGTGACGTTGTATATGAGAGGTGATAGAGGTGACGATAATTGAATTTGCTGAACGAGTATCGCCGATTCCACTTAATAAGTTTCAGATAGAATTATTGAGAATGTATGATGAAGCTGAAAAACAGGGAATGTCTTTGCATGTGATACCACCAAGATGTGGGAAAGGAATTGTGAAAAGGATTGTGGATGAATGGAACGAGGAGAAATTAAAAACGGCTGGTATTACTGCCCCCACGGGCACAAAACAGCACAGAAAATAGAGAAAGATTCAAACATGGAAAATACGCCGATTTACTGCAAGCATTGTAGACGGGCGTATTATCCAGTGATTAAAGATGGAAAGATTATGGGGGTAAAGTAATGTTTGGTTTAGTTAGAAAAAAGGCACTTATACGGTACATGAAAGAAATCAAGGATGAAAACAGAGCGAGTAACATTTATGCAAAATATCCGCCTAAAGATAATAAACAGGAGAAACTGAATTGCTATTCGCAAGGATATGAAGATGGAACAGATAATTTTTACAATGTGATGGTAGATATCATCCGCAAGCACATGAATGACGGCTGGATTCCGGTGGAGGAGCGTTTGCCGGAAGTGCCAGACGATATGGAGGACGAGTATTGTCCAGAGTTTAACGTAACAATAAAAGGGGCAAGCCGCGCAACAACTCTAAAGTACAGTCCAGACGGCGCATGGTTTGACGACTCGGGACAAGTATATGTTGTTATCGCATGGCGACCTCTTCCAGATTTATACAAGAAAATACAGGAGGAAAATAAATGATAAGGGTAACTCATAAACGAAACAGATCAAAGGTACTCAGGAATCGGAAGAACAAAAGGTATATGAGACGGCATATGGATGTACTGAGTTACTTAAGGGAAAGGGCCAGTGATAAAAATGAGCACAAGGGATACATACCTTAAGGATTATGGACTGACATACGAAGATGGGAGACGGATCGTTGCATACTGCCGGAAAGCCAGGGACTACGATCAGAGACTGATTCTTCAGGCAGCGCAAGAAGTCTACCCGGAGATTGCACCATATCTTTTCTTAAATCTTACAACTGGGCTTGGATATGACAGGATGGGAAATATACAGATGCAGAGGAAAGATTTTCAGGGGTACAGAAGGAAAACAATAGAGACGTATAACAGGTATATGATACTGAATGGGAAACAGATTGTGTGAGGTGATGAAAATATATGGCAACTAGAAATATTTTACATATTAGCAAATTACAGGAGTTTGAAGACTTCCTAGAAACAAAAGGTTACATGATTGTGGCAACAAGCAAGAATCCGTTTGAAGTTTTGAGGGCACAGAAAGATGGAGATACGGTTATTGTCTATCAGAAGAAAGACACAAAAGAACATTTGTCTACAATGGACAAAGATTATCACCTTGTACGGGAGTTTATTAAGAGACAGAGAGTGCAGACCAACGCCGACAGAATTAGAAGCATGACAGACGAGGAACTGGCGGAGTTTCTTTCAAAATTTAGCGCCTGTAACGTATGCGGATATTATAGCAATGAAACTTATAGGTGCGACGCAGAGAGCGGTTTTGTTTGCGTGAAAGCGTATGCAGAAGCAATTATTGGGGAATGGCTGAATAAGTCTGTGGAGGCTTGATTTGACTTCGAAAGTGTAAAAACAATAAAATATGGGTACAACGACACCACCCCACATGCGGTAAAATATAATTAAGAATACCGTGTGTGGGGTGATTTTTTTGAACCATGAAGGATATCAAGATCATACAGCAGAACACGCAATCAGGAATATGGGGCGCCTTCCGTATCATACGAGGACAGCACTGTATCATCTGAATCAGATAGCGAGCTTATTAGGATTTGAAATTGTTGCCGTAAAAGATAAAAGAACAGGCAAGGAGTATAGGCATTGAAAGAACTAGATGTAAAACAGGAAAATGAACGAAAAAAAGAATATCTTGATGGATATAGAAAATGCGTGAGGCAGTTAGATAGGCTTAACGAAGAACTTTCAGAAATCCGAATAAATAAGATGTTCCCGTCTTTGATACAGGATGGAATGCCACACGCTCATACCACTACTGACCTTTCTGGATATGCTGCAAGAATTGACAAAATCGAGAGAAAGATTGTGAAAGCAAGATATCAAAAGATAAATAAACTGAAAAATATCAGGGATAGAATAGAAAGAATGAGTGATGAAAATGAGAAAGATGTACTGTTTTATAGATACATAAAAGGAATGAAATGGGAAGAAATAGCAGTAAAAATGATGTATACGTATAGGAATGTCACAAAAATACACGGAAGAGCTTTAAAGAATTTTCAGATATAATGATAAATACATCCCGATGATTATGGGCGGTATTGGTATTGTCTTGTGTGCCATCTGGGTACTGGCGACAAGCCCACTGACAAAAAGCCAATCGCTATGGCAGTGTTTACGGCACTTGTGCAGGGGATTCTTGTTGCCGGACTGAGTACATATGTGAATCAGGTTATTAAGCAAATTAAAAAGATGGAGGAATAATTTATGTGTGATATGAGACCAATGGAATTAAGAGATACTGTTGACATGATGAACAGCGAGGACTACAAAGAGAGATTCAAAGCAGAATATTATCAGACTGTTATCAGATACGGAAAGCTGAAAAATATGCTGGACAGATGGGATGAGGGAATCCTGAACTTTTCCCCGACCTGTCCGAGAAGTACATACAATATTCAGATTAATTCTATGGCAGAATATATTGCGATTCTTGAAGCAAGGGCAGTTATGGAAGGAATTGAGTTGTGTAAATAGGAGGTAAGTTATGTATATGGCATTAACAGAGGAGCAGGCGCGGGAAATCAGAAAACTCGGAATTACAGTGATTGAATGGAAATGGTGCGTGAAGGAAAATGTGAATGTGTTTATATACATTATGAATAAAGTCATAGGAAAAGCAACCGGTATAAGTTTGTAAAAATTCTTGGTGCAATGGGATATGATAAGCAGAGAGTATGGACACTAACAAGGCACACATGGCTTGCAAGGAGTAATTGTTAATGCTTACACCAGAATACCTATACCGCATAACCGAAGGGGCTGAGGAGATTAGTTCCTAGATCCATAAAAACGTCATAGACAAGAAAAAAGAGTTCCTATTAATTCCCATATGGTTATTGATATAATATAAACTGCCAAGATCAATAAAGGAATACTAAAATATTTAAAAAATGTTATCCGAACAATGCGGAGATTGGGATATAGCTCAGTTGGTAGAGCACCTGTCTTATACACAGCAAGTCCTCGGTTCGATTCCGAGTATCCCAAATCCGGAGAAATGCAATCTCCGGAAATTTCACTTACCCCTCGACAGACACCGCGACAGGACAACGGAGGGTTCGACTCCCTCCGCGCGGTTTATACATGTGGACAAGCTCCTTTAGTTTGTATGTGATTCAATGAGTTCAATTTGTTTTCTCCCCCTAATAAATCAGTCCGCATGTAAATTTTAAGACCGATGCTTTGCGTATTGTAGAGCACCGGTCTTTTTAGGTAAAGAAAGAAGGTGAGCCGGATGGCAAAAGGAAAATACGAATACTGGATAACGCCGGAAGGCTTACTGAAAATCGAAGGATGGGCTAGAGATGGTTTGACCGATGAGCAGATTGCCGAGAATATCGGAATATCAAGAAGCACATTGAATATGTGGAAAAATAGATATTCGGACATTTCGGACACCTTAAAAAGGGGAAAAGATGTCATTGACCTTCAGGTGGAGAATGCGCTTCTGAGACGAGCGTTAGGATATGAGTACAAGGAAGTTAAGGAAAAGTATGAATATGGTAAAATGACAGAAAAAACAGTGACGAAGAAAGAAGTTGTACCTGATGTTACTGCACAAATATTCTGGCTCAAAAACAGGAAACCGGAAAAGTGGAGAGACAAGCCGGAATACGAAGATCATTCTGCCATCGATAAACTCGATGAAATCATAAAGGGGTTGAAGCATAATGCCGATAATCCTAAGTGATAAGCAGAATGAATATATTAGAAATTCTACGCACAGATGGAATATAAAGACAGGAGCAGTACGATCAGGAAAATCTTTTGTAGACACAGCGTATACGGTTCCGTATCGAATTAGAGAACGCGCGGGGAAACCCGGTTTGAACGTAATCCTTGGGGTATCGAGGGAAACGATAGAGAGAAATGTTCTTCAACCGATGAGAGAAATATACACGTCAGCTCTAATCGGGACAATAAACAATAGAAATGTTGCAAGAGTATGCGGAGAAGATGTTTATTGCCTGGGAGCTGAGAAAGTAAGCCAGGTTGCAAAAATACAGGGATCGTCTATCAAATATGCATACGGGGATGAGATCGCAAAATGGAATAAAGAAGTATTTGAGATGCTGAAATCCCGTCTTGATAAGCAATATAGTTGTTTTGATGGGGCATGTAATCCAGAGAATCCAACACATTGGTTGAAAGAGTTTATAGACGATGATGGAATAGACCTTTATTTGCAAAAGTATCGAATATTTGACAATCCATTTCTTGATCCGGAATATGTACGGAATCTTTGCAATGAATACGAAGGCACTGTCTATTATGACAGACTGATAGAAGGGAAATGGAAAAGAGCAGAGGGTTCAATATACCGCAAATTTGCGGACAACCCAGACAGTTTCATAGCTCCGATTGACAGGGAGCACATATCACGGATTGAGATCGGGATTGACTTTGGAGGAAACGGATCCGGTCATGCGTTTGTGGCTACTGCAAAGTACTCTGACGGGAGAAAACAGCCGGTAATGAGCAGAAAGCATATGAAAAAAGACTTTAGGCAAGGGATTGATGCAAACCTTCTGTCCGAACTTTTTTTGGAATTTGTAGAAGATGTTATAAAGAAATACGGGAAGCCGTCTAATGCATACTACGACAACGCAGAGACAGTCCTCGGCCAGAGCATAAAAAACGCATGTGAAAAGAAATTCCCGTACTTGCATGTAAGGCCAGCAGTAAAAAAGAAAATTAATGACCGTATAGAATACACAGTCCAGCTCATGGGAGCCGGACTTTTTTCAATTACAGAGGATTGTGAAACGCTGTCAAAAGCATTGCAAGAAGCGGTATATAATAGCAAGTCAATGGAAGAAGAAAGGCTTGATGACGGAAGTACTGACATCGATACGCTTGATGCGTTTGAGTACAGCATAGAAAGAGACTTCTCTGGGACACATTATAACAGAGTAATAGGAGGGATATAACATGTTTCGGGTAGCAGCAGGGACAGGAATGACACCGGAAATATTGTCAGAATATATCGGAAAGCATAAGCAGGAAGTGATAAAAAGATACCAGAAATTACATGACGCATATGTGAATGATTACGAAATCTTTCATCTTCTTAAAAAAGCTGCATATAAGCCGGACAACAGGATATCCGTCAATTTTGCAAAATACATCACGGACACCATGAATGGGTTCTTTATTGGGATTCCGATTAAGACAACAAACACGGACGAAGTGGTATCGAACTACATTGACTTCCTGGATCAATATAACGATCAGGATGATAACAATGCAGAGCTTTCAAAGATATGCAGTATCTACGGAAAAGGGTATGAGATGTATTACAACGACATCGAAGGAAACATCGGCATCACGTATCTTACACCGCTTGAAGCCTTTTTCATATACGATGACAGTATATTAGAGAGACCGCTTTATTTTGTCCGGTATTATCTTGACGCTGATAACGTAGAGCGTGGAAGCTGGTCGGATGGTAGCATCGTGCAGCACTTTGTACAGGATGGATCGTATCGTTGGGATGGAGAAGCCAAGGAGCATCGATTTGAAGGAGTACCGGCAACAGAGTTTATCGAAAACGATGAGCGAGTCGGAATATTTGAAGGCGCAATGCCTATGATAGATGCTTATAACAAAGCATTGTCAGAAAAGGCGAATGATGTAGATTATTTTGCTGATGCTTATTTAAAAGTACTTGGACAACGGCTTGAAAAAGAAGATGTGCAGCATATACGAGATGATAGGATTATTAACTTCGACGGAGATGTCAACGGAGTTGTGGTTGATTTCTTGCAGAAGCCTAACGGTGACGAGACGCAGGAACATCTTCTTGACAGGCTGGAAAGACTGATCTATCAGATCAGCATGGTGGCAAATATCAGTGATGAGAATTTTGGTACATCCTCTGGAATCGCAATGAAGTATAAGATGCAGGCCATGAGCAATCTTGCAAAGACAAAGGAAAGAAAATTCAGAAGCGGAATGCAAAGACGGTATAGACTGATCTTTAGCAATCCGGCATCCACTGTAAAGGGAATTTCCAGAGATGCTTGGATTAATAACGACTACAAGTTTACTCTGAATTTCCCGGCTAACTTAGCAGAAGAGACAGACATTGCATCCAAGTTAGAAGGGATCGTATCAAAGGAAACACAGCTTTCCGTTCTTTCTGTGGTGGAAAATGTACAGGATGAACTTGACCGCATAGAAGAAGAGGAGAACGCACAGAAGGATGATGCAAGAGATAGAGTCATGCAAATGACGTTTGGGGGTGTAAACGGTGAACAGCAGAACGTATTGGGCCATACGGGAAACGAGGAACCGGAATAAGAATAAGCGTGAGGAAAAACAGTACGATAAAGAAGTTGAGAAAATCTATCAGAACATGATTGATGAGATCAACAAAGAGATCAATGGATTTTACAGCCGTTACGCCACAAAGGAAGGCATCACAATGGCAGAAGCAAAAAAGCGTGTTGCAAAGATTGACATGGAAGAGTATGAGCGTAAGGCGAAGAAGTATGTAAAAGAGAAGAATTTCTCAGAGCAGGCAAATACGGAAATGAGACTCTATAACTTGACTATGAAGATAAACAGACTGGAAATGCTGAAAGCTAGAATCGGTCTTGAAATGGTGTCTGGATTTGATGAATTGCAGAAATATTATGATGAGATACTCACTAAACGGACGTTGGATGAATTCGAACGGAAAGCTGGGATTCTCGGTAAAAGTGTATCAGATCCCCGAAAAGCGGCGGAAGTGATTGTCAATGCATCGTTTAAAAATGCTACGTTCTCCGACCGGATCTGGATGTATCAAGGGATGCTAAAATCAGAGCTGGACAAATTGCTACAGACCGGTCTTATACAGGGGCAGAATCCTCGTGTATTGGCTCGACACTTGAAAGAGCGGTTTGGAGTAAGTCAGTATAACGCTGAGCGATTGATGCGAACAGAAATGGCAAGAGTACAATCCGAAGCATCTAAGCGGTCAATGGAGGAAAATGGGTTTGAAGAATACGAGTTCATGGCAGAGGGAACAGCGTGTCCGATTTGTAGAGCGCTTGATGGAAAGCATTTTAGGGTAAAGGATATGCTACCAGGGACAAATGCGGCTCCGATGCATCCAAATTGCAGGTGCGATGTTACCCCGTATATAGACAGAAAAGAATTTGAAAACTGGTTGGATTTTCTGGACAAAGGCGGCACCACGGAAGAGTGGAATAAGCTGAAAAAGAAGAAAAAATCCGTTGAAAAGCCGGGTAGTTCTGGTATAATGAAATTACCAAGATATAAAGATGCCGTTATTCCAAAAGCGAAATTTACGCAATATGCTCTGAATCCTGATAAAGATCCAGATAAAGCAAAAGCGTTTGAAAAAGCTCTTGGATATACGGTAGATAATGCTGACGAATTGATCAGTCAAATATACGATAAGATATCAGAATACAATGCAAAGGAAAAGCCGGATAATGGATGGGGAAAGCGCTATGAGGTTATCATGGATATAGTAGGCCCTAACGGTAAGACGGCAAAGGTATTAACAGCATGGATTGATGATAAGAATACGGGAGAAATACGGTTGACATCTGTTTATGTAGATAGGGAGTGATGCTATGGAACTACAAATGTTTGATAAGGTTCTTCTAAAGACGGGAGAAACGGCATTCATCGTTGAAATTTTCGATGATGGAGCAGCGTATGAGATGGACATTAATAAAAAGGAAGGAAAGATTGTAACAGATACGGTATGGCCGGATCAAATTGAGAAAAAGTTATAGATACCACCAGTCAGAAATGGCCGGTGGTATTTTTATACCCATTTTTAAGAAAGAGGAGTGGCAAATGAAAAAAATAAATCTAAATAGTGAGATAAAGGTAAAACTAACACCATTTGGAGCGGAAATATTTTACCGCCAATATGATGAAGTCAACAAAAGGATACTTTCAAATGGAGGAGAAGCCTTAAAACCAAGAATGCCACAGATAGACAAAGACGGGTTTACAAAATTTCAGCTTCACGATTTTATAAACACGTTTGGAGAATATATGATAGTAGGACAGAAGAATGTCATCGAAGATATTTGCATTTACATGGATGACGAAGATCTCGAAGAGGTGGAATGATGAAAGATACAGTAAATATTTTAGGAACTGAATATAAAGTGTTTTTCCGAGAAGAAAAGGACGAACCGAAACTTAAAAATGCTGATGGATATATTGACCATTCTATTAAAGAGATTGTTGTCGGTATTTTTGAAAAAGATGATATGAGTATTGAGAACTTAAAATCTTATTCAAAAAAAGTTCTTCGGCATGAGATTATTCACGGATTTTTGTATGAAAGCGGTCTGTGGAATAACAGCGGAAATGTTGAAGCATGGGGACAGTCAGAAGAAATTACGGATTGGATTGCAATTCAGTTTCCGAAGATGTTGAAAGCATTTCAGGAGGTTGGATGCCTATGATTGCGGTAGAAGCCCGAAAGGACAGGATTGTTGTTTCCGGTCATGCACAATACGAAGCATCAGGAAAAGACATTGTGTGCGCCGGAGTTACTGCTTTAGTAACAACATTAATAGACTCAATTTCAGGATTGACATGCGATAAAATTCAATACGAAATCATGCCCGGATGGGCTGATATACATTTTGGGAATCTATCAGAAGAATCAAAGCTTCTGGTCGATTCCTTTTTTCTTGGCGTTTGTAATATCGCCAATGAATTTCCGGATCATGTTCGGATTATGTAACACATGGCAGGCGTGGAACCATTCAAAGCTACGGTTGTGCAGGCGTGGAACACTTGAAAAGCTACGGAATACGGGCAGGCGTGGATCCCCGGTAAAAGCTACGGAAGATAGGCGTGAAATCTTTAAATTACGGAGGTAGAAACAATGAAAAAAAGATTATTTATGGCGTTACAGATGTTTGCAGAGGATCCAGCAGGGACAGATCCGGCAGGGAATGACCCAGCAGGCGGTCAGGATCCGGCAGGAGCAGATCCAAAAGCGACAGAACCAAAAAACGAACCGGAAAAGAAGTACACGGATGAGGATGTAGACAGGATCATCAATCAGAAATTTGCACAAAAGTTTTCTGAATGGGAAAAGAAACAGTCTAAGGCAAAAGATGAAGCCGAAAAGCTTGCCGGGATGAACGCAGAGCAGAAAGAAAAATATGAAAATGAACAGCTTAAAAAACAGGTTCAGGAGCTGCTCCGGAAAGACGCGCTCGGAAAGATGGCAACAGTAGCCCGTGGGATGCTCGGAGAAAAGAACATCTCTGTGAGCGATGACCTTATTGAAATGCTGATTTCAGACGATGCAGAAAAGACAAAAAGCTCTGTTGATTCCTTCATTACAGCATTCCAGTCTGCGGTAGAAAAGGCTGTGAAAGATGCACTGAAAGGAAATCCACCGAAGAAAACATCGGAACCGGCATCGATCACGAAAGAACAGATTATGAAAGTGAAAGATCCACTGGAACGCCAGAAATTAATCAACGAACACATGGACTTGTTCCAGAAATAAAGAAAGGATGAAAAGATTACATGAAAAAGAAACTTTATGATTTGCAGTTATTTGCAGCAGAGACAGGGGCAAGCTTATCTACAGACCTTGAGCCTGCCATTTCTATCGATTTTACTAGTCGAATTTCTCAGAACATCAGAGAATTGAGGGATCTTCTCGGTGTTACAAACCTGATCCCGATGTCTGCCGGGACAGATATCAAGGTTTACAAATGGACGGTAGAGGAATTAGCATCGCAGGTAGGAGAAGGAGAAGTAATTACACCGACAAAGGTAAAAAGAGCTTTGGGTCAAACTATTACTCTTGATCTGGACAAATACAGGAGAGTTACAACCGCAGAATCGATCCAGAAGGTTGGACGTACGATCGCAGTTAATGAGAGTGACGATCAGCTCATCAAAAAGGTGCAGAAAGCGGTTAAAACATCCCTTTACACCATGCTGAAAGCCGGTACTGGATCAGCAAGCGGGGCAAGCTTACAGATCGTCCTTGCAAACCTTTGGGCGAAACTTCAGGAATATTATGAAGATGAGGATGTAACCCCGATCTTCTTCATTAACCAGCAGGACGTAGCGGATTATCTTGGTACAGCACAGATCACAATGCAGACTGCCTTTGGATTTACTTATATTGAAAACTTCCTTGGACTTGGTACAGCGATTGTTTCCCCACAGGTAACAGCAAAGCAGCCGATCGCAACGGCGAAAGAAAACATCAGAGGCGCCTATGTCCCGATGTCCGGTGATGTAGCCCGCACGTTTAACCTTACCGCAGATGAGACAGGATTAATCGGTATGACACATTCTACAGCCACTTCTACGGCAACGGTAGATACTTTGATTATGTCTTGTGTCAAATTCTTCCCGGAATTTGCAGACGGTGTATTCAAAGGAACCATTGCGGGGGAATAATTAGCTCTGACATTATGACACTTTATTCCGGCGGTCAGAGCTTACTAGGTAAGCGAGTATCTTCATTAGTTGGAAACGATTTAAAAGTCCTTGCGGATGGATCCGTAGTAGGAACCATTAAGAAAGTAACGGGATATACACAGTTTTCCAGTAAAAAAGAAGAGCAGAGCGGGTATTATTTCCCGTTTAAGCTTACTAAGACCGGAACGACAATGACACTGAAAAAGAATGGAGTGGCAGGAGAAGGGAAAGAAGATATGGCGTTTGACCCGGAAATTATTCTGCGAGTTTCCAGAGGAGATACCTTTACCGTAGAAGTAGATGATTCGCCTGTTGTCACTTTTAATTTCAAAAACGTCACATGGGCTTAAGGAGGTGGACGCATGTTGGAGGACGTAAAAGAACTTCTTGGAATCGCAGAGGATGATAAAACGATGGATACGAGGCTGAATATTATTATCGCGGCGACTACAAAGCGTTTAAAAGTACTTTTAGGTGGACTGGATGTGCCGGATGATCTGAAATACATTGTTACGGACGTTTCCATCATGCGGTTTAACCGGATTGGATCAGAAGGGCTTTCTTCCCATTCAGTTGAGGGAGAGAGTCTTTCTTTCGCAAGCAACGATTTTGAGCCGTATCTGGACGATATCCAATCCTACCTGAACGCTCAAAAAGAAGCGACAAAGGGAAAGGTGAGATTCTTATGAGGTATGATACACCAGTATATTTCCAAAAGACTATTTCGGGTGAATATGATCCGAATACTGGAAATTATGGAGAAGATTCTGTCGATGAAACCTTGCGTTATGCTTCGGTTATGGATACAAGCATAAAAACTATGCGTCTGATCTACGGAGAAATCAGACAGGGCAGCCTTTGTATCCAGCTTCAGAACCACTATACAGACGTATTCGACCGTATACGGATAGGGGAACGAATCTATACGGTAGACAGTAGCCGAAAGCTCCGAGTAAAGCATACGTTTGTAGTATCGGAGGTGCAGTAATGAGTAACGTTAAGATTGTTGGCATAGAAAGGATTCAGAAAAAACTAAAAAAGAATGTGCGACTCGATGATGTGAAGCGAGTTGTAAAGAGCAATGGAGCCGAAATGAAGCAAAAGGCTAAGGGAAATGCTGAAAATTTTAAAGGACATTATGAAGGGAAACGGTTTGTACCTCCGACTGGAACATTAAAAAGAAGCATAGAGCTTGCGATAACAGACAAAGGAATGACGGCAGAGGTTGAGCCTCATACACTTTATGGTGGTTATGTAGAACTTGGAACAAGAAAGATGCAAGCACAGCCATACCTAAAGCCTGCTTTCGATGAGCAGAAAGTGCAATTTAGAAAAGATATGGATAAGTTGACGAGGTAATATTATGGATCCACAGCAGGAATTATTTAGCACATTGTTGACAGAATTAAAAAATACGGGATATGACGTATATGATGGATTTCTCCCTCCTGATAATACGCCATATCCATTTGTTTATTTAGCAGATAATCAGCAAATTGACGACAGGAATAAAACTGCCGTTTTTGGTAGCGTATACCAAACGATTGATGTTTGGAACAACAATCCGAAAAAAAGGGGCGATGTTTCACAAATTTTGCTCAAAATCAAAGGAATATGCAGAGCAATAAGAAGAACTTCCAATTTTAATTGGGATGTACGAAATATAGAGCAACGCATATTATCAGATACAACTACAACACAACCATTACTCCACGGGATTTTAAACGTGGAGTTTTATTTTGATTAAATGGAGGAATGAAAATGAAGAAAAAATTTCTTTATAGTTTACAGGCGTTTGCCGAAGCGGTTCAAGGAAAAAGAATTGTATATCTTTTTAGAATCGCATCCGAGGCATCTACTACAGCAGGTAAAAGAATTCCATTTGTAACAGAAGATAGCCGAACAAAAAGTAAAGATGCGGATTCTACGGCGACAAAAGACGGTTCAATTCGGACACCTGGTACGGCAGAAGTAGAAATTTCTACTACGCTGATTCTGTCCAAAGGAGACGAGATTGTAAAAAAATTGGAAGATGCAATGGATAATGACCAGTTAATAGAGATTTGGGAAGCAAATCTTGATGAACCGGGATCCACATATTCATCAAATAAATTTAAAGGAATGTATTTCCAAGGTTACATAACTGAATTTGAACAAACGGCATCGGCAGAAGAGCATGTGGAGATTTCTCTTACATTTGGAATTAATGGATCTGGGAAACGTGGAGAAGTTACCGTAAGCGCAGAGGAACAGGAAGAAGCAAACTATTTATTCAAAGATTCAGTACAGGAGGAATAATACAATGAAAGAATTAACGATTAAAGGACAAGTATATCAGTTTAATTTTGGGATGGGATTCTTGAAAGATATCGACAAAACAGTGCAGATTAAATCTGAAAACGGGAAGGTGGAAGATGCAGGACTTCGGTATGCTATCGGTGGATTGATTGATGGAAACCCGAAATCAATTTGTACGATTCTTTATTATGGAAATAAAGGGCAGAATCCACGTCTTACAGAAGCTTTAATTGAAGAATTCATTGATGATCCGGACACAGATATTGATGATCTGTTTGAAGAGGTGATGGGTTTTTTAAAGAGTTCCAATGCTACGAAGTGCATTACCGAGAAGACGCTGAAAGCGGTAGAAGATATGATGAAGTAATCATTCGTAGCATTGATTATGAACAAATTGCGATTGACTGTTTTAGATATTTCGATTTTAAAAATCTAATCGAAGTTGATAAGCTAACGATTCCAGAATACAAAATGTTGGTGAAAGCTTATGAATATAAAACGGTTGATCGCAATTATTATGCTCATTTACTTGCATTTTTAAGCTTTGCGGTTCAAGCCCAAAGATCTGCTGGTAAAGGGAAGACAAAACCGGTATACAAGCGGTTCTCTAAATTTTTCAATTATGAAAAAGAAATCCAACGTGTGGAAGAACGAGAAAAAGGTGCTGATCGTATAAGGGATTTTTTGAAAAGAAAAGGAGGTCGCTAAATGGCAGAGACATTTTCTGTAAAAGCAATATTGAGTGCCTCCGATAAAGGATTTTCTGCCGCAATGCGGTCTGCCAGAGAAAGCATTGGTAGTTTAAAATCTACGGTTTCTAGCGGAATTGGATTCGGCGTTATGATGGCTGCCGGACAGAAAGCATTTGATGTTGTTAGCAGTGGAGTAAGTGGTTTAATTGGAGATCTAAATAGTGCTGGAGCTGCTTGGAAAACCTTTCAAGGCAACATGGAAATGAACGGACACACAGCGGCCGAAATTAAATCCATAAAAGGGGAACTTCAGGACTTTGCGGAAGCTACAATCTATAGTTCATCGGATATGGCATCGACATTTGCCCAGCTTGAAGCTGTTGGAACCAAGAATACAACAAAGTTGGTAAAAGGATTTGGAGGACTGGCAGCAGCGGCAGAAAACCCAACTCAAGCTATGAAGACGCTTTCCCAGCAGGCGACACAAATGGCGGCAAAACCTACTGTAGCTTGGGAAGATTTCAAGTTAATGTTGGAACAAACCCCGGCTGGAATTTCAGCGGTTGCAAAACAAATGGGAAAGTCTACTCAGTCTTTGATAAAAGATGTACAAAACGGGAAATTGGCTACCGAGGATTTTTTTGATGCGATATCAGCAGTGGGAACGAATGACGCATTTACCAAGCTTGCTACCGAGTATAAAACAGTGGGTCAGGCAATGGATGGGCTTTCGGAAACTGCGGCGAACAAACTTCAGCCTGCATTTGATACGCTATCTGCCGTTGGAATTAAAGCAATAAGTAAGCTGGTAGATAAAGTTGGAGAACTGGATGGAGAGAAAATTGCGGCAAAATTAACTTCTGGTTTGGATAAAATTAAGCCATACTGGGACGTATTGTCAAGCGCTGCAAGTGAAGTCGGATCAGCATTTGGAGATGCTCTTTCCTCTATTACATCTGAGCTTGGAAAACTGACAGGTGCATTTGGAAGTACAGAAAGTATTCAAAATTTTTCTGACGTTATTAATTCAGCAAAAGGAGCACTTACTACATTTGCTGGATTTTTAGAAGAGCATTCAGATATTATTGCAAAATTAATCACACAGCTACCTAAGTTACTGGTTGCATATAAAGGATTTAAGATAGTAAAAAGTGTTACACCTGGTATTATTGGATTCGGAAGTGCAATAGGAAAATTAGCAAAATCAGGACTCGAAAAGCTATCTCCCAATTTGAAAAATGTTTCAAAAGGGCAAGACGCAGTTGGAAAATCAAGTTCCGGAAGTTCTAAAAAGATACTTTCATCCGCAAAGGCGTTTATGATGCTTGGAGCTGGAGTTTCATTAATTAGCGGTGGATTTTATCTATTGGCACAATCCGCAGTAGCGCTTTCAGATGCCGGTGGATCAGCTATTGCAATTATGTTTGGTCTTGTTGCAGCTGTAGCAGCGCTTGGAGCTGGAATGATGGTAATGATTAAAAATGTTAGTATAGGCCCTGCAAAATTGAAAGCACTAAGCACTGCTATGCTTTCATTAGGAGCATCTGTGTTGTTAATTAGCACTGGATTTGCAGTGCTTGCACAATCAGCAATAGCTCTTTCAAATGCTGGTGCCCCAGCGATTGTCACAATGTTCGGTATGGTGGCGGCGATTGGCGCTCTGATGGTCGTTGTTTCTGTAGTTGGAAAACAGTTAACTGCCGCATCGATCGGAATGATTGCATTTGGTGCCGCAGTTTTGATTGCGGGGGCGGGAATGTATGTTATGGCTTCGGCATCTATCAACCTGGTTAATGCAGGAACCCCGGCTATCGCTGTAATGGCTGGCATGGTGGTGGCTATGGCAGGTATGATGGTGCTGGCGGCGGCTTTGGGACCAGCTCTTACAGCTGGTGCAGTTGGATTTATCGCTTTTGGTGCGGCGATAGTATTAGTTGCCACTGGTGCACTGATCGCCAGTGCAGCGCTGGCTGTGGTGGCAGCAGTACTTCCAACGGTGGTTCAATATGGTACACAAGGAGCGATATCGATTGCCGCCCTTGGAGCAGCCATGCTTGCATTTTCAGTAGGTGCGGCTGCGGCTGGTGTTGCAAGTGTTGCGTTAGGAGTTGGGCTTGTGGCAGTAGGTGCAGGCCTTACAGTGGTTGGAGCGGCGGTAGTAGTGGTCTCAGCCGGGGTACTTGCTTTAGCAGCAGGTGCGACATTGCTTGGTGCGGGACTTACTTTGGTTGCTACGTCTGCAACAATTCTAGGTGCCGCACTTCCGTTGGTCGCAACAGGGGCTATGACCAGTGCTGCCTCATTAACAGCAATGCTGGCGGCTGCAACAGCGCTAAGCGCAGTAATACTTTTACTTAGTACGTCGGTTGTTGCGCTTGGAGTAGCGGCAGCGGCTGGAACCGTTGGAATTGCGGCCTTTGGTCTTGGAATGACGGCGGCAGCGGTTGGGGTTGCGGCAATGTCTGTTGCACTGAAAGCAGTCAACTCATCCATGAAGTCCATTGCGAAAAATGCGAAGTCAGCTAAAAGTTCGATTTCAAGTATGAAAAGTTCGTTGAATATCGTAAACGAGGGACTGGATGCGTTGGGAAGTAAAGCAAAATCAGCGATTAATTCTTTTATCAAGTCCTTTTCCAACGCAGAAAGTAAGGCAAAAACAGCAGGACGAAACATCGGAAATAATATTAATGATGGAGTAAAATCTGGACTAAACAAATTGCCATCTACTGTTAATAACGCAATGAACCAATTCAATTCAGGAATTCGGTCTGGTGGAAATCAGGCGATTTCATCAGCGAGAAGCATATCAAGTTCGATTTCATCTGCTTTACGATCAGCAGGAAATTCATCGTATTCCAGTGGTCGCTATATCGGACAGGGACTTGCAAATGGTATGCGTTCGATGCTTGGAACAGTGCGTAGTGTAGCGGCGCAGTTGGCAGCGGCAGCGGATGCGGCAATCCGGGCAAAAGCCAGAATTCACAGTCCTTCTAAAGTATCAAAAAAAGATGGTGCTTACTGGGGAGAAGGATGGGTGCTAGGAATCTTAAGTAAAGTCAAAGATACAAGAAATGCTATTACGGAGCTTTTGTATATGCCGAAGATGGGCACTCCAGCTTTATCTCTGGCAGGCACTAACGGCCTGACTTTGAATGATGACTACGAGTATGGAGAACCAAATCATACATATACCATCTATGTTATATCCGAACTTGACGGAAAACAGGTTGCAAAGTCTACCGCTGTATATACGCAAAAAGAGCTAGAAAAACTGGAAAAGCAGAATAACCGGAAACACGGAATCAGATAAGGAGGGCATATGTACGATTTTATAGACATCACAGAATCACAAACAGGAAACGACCTTCCCTCCGAGGCAATTAACGTGAACGGAGAGTATATTGAAGAACATCTTCCGGGCTACCGTACTTTATATACAGAAGGCAGGGAGATGCTGGAATCCGAAGTGACGGAGATTCAGATTGGAAGCCAAAATGGAACCAGATACCAATATAAGCGAGATACTCCCAGAGAGATCACGGTTCATTATCAGATTCTCAGCAGTTCACCGGAGGATTTCCGTAATAAATTCAATGAGCTGTGCAGGATCCTTGACCAAGAGGAAATGGAGATTATTTTCGCTGATGAGGATGATAAATATTTTATTGGTACAAAGACAAGCTTTGACGCTCCGGAACCGGGGCGTCTTAGCACGACAGGAAGTTATACAATATATTGTGCGGATCCTTATAAATATAGCGTAGCAGAAAAGAAATCGGAAAACAGCGGATCCACGCAAATTACACTGCAAAATAATGGGTCGAAGTCGGTTCCTATTAACATCAAAGCCACCATGAAGTCAGATAACGGCTACATCGCGTTTACCCTGGGAGACCGGTTCTACCAGATCGGGAAACCGGAAGAGGTAGACGGAAAGCATTATGAGGAATCAGTGAAGCTGTTTGATGACCACCTGTATGAAGATAAAGGGTGGTTAGTAAACCAGGGGATCACCCCACCGGTTACATCTGAGCGGTTGCAGAATGGTGTTGTTAAATATGTAAAAGAGAGTACCAATGAAGGCTATGCGACGACAAAGGACTATGGAAGTGGCAATTCCTGGCATGGGGCATCCCTTACCAAAATAGTTCCGAAAGATGTAAATAACAAATATCCGGTCAACTGGAAAGTTGCGTACCGTTTTGACTTTAATACGGATGGGGCTGTTTTCAAAGGTGTACAAGTCGGGCATACTTCCGTGACAATGATCGATGAACATGACGACATTATCTGTTCTATTATTTTTGAAGATACTTCTCCGGTAAACGAGTATTATTACATGGCGGTATTTATCGGTAATAAAAATGTATGGCATACGGACAGTACATTCCCAATGGCAAAAAAAGGAGTTACAGCAAGAGGAGATTATGGTCCTGCTGTTACAGCGGAAAAAATAGGAAACCAGGTTACGATCCGGTTCAATAATTTCGGTATCTGCAAAACGTTTTATGTAGATAACCCGGAGGTGGAGCTGAGAAAAATTACATGGTATGGGGCAGCTTATAAAGATAACTTTCATACCGAAAACAATGTGTTGCGCGCGCTCCATGTGATAAAGCATAATGTCGAGCGGTATGAGGATATCCCGAACTATTTTTCCAATGGAGATATTGTAGAAATAGACGGGGCATCCGGAAGTGTTTATATTAATGATGCTTATGATACGGATGTGGCGGATATTGGCAGTCAGCCGCTTCTTCTCCCTCCGGGCCAGCATACATTGGGAATCATTACATCCAGTTTTGCGTCCGTACCGGATGTGGAAGTCACATATCAAGAGAGGTGGATTTAATGCAATGGTTTATTATCGGACGAGACATGCACGTGCTGTGTACCCCGTCCACAGATTTGCCACAGACACTTCCCATTGATGACAGCGGGGATAGTCTGGGACAGGAGATCTCTATCACAAATAACAGTGCGGTGGGGACCTATGATTTTACGACGGATCCCCGGCATCCGGATTCCGTATATATCACAGAGGGAAATTATATTGCGTTCCGGGATAAGTATGGCAAGGATCGGCTGTATACAATCATGTCTATCGAAGGAGATGAAGAATGGACCGTTCATTGTGAGGATATTGGATTGGATCTGATCAATGAGTATGCCGTTCCGTGGGATTATACAGCAAGATCCATTGAAGACACACTGAGCGTAGTGCTGCACGATTCCGGCTGGGAAATCGGAATCAATGAAGTGTCAAGCTACAAACGGGCGACCAAATTCGAGGGGACTACAGACAGCCAGCTCACCCGGATTGGGGATGTGTGTAATCAGTTTGACGCAGAGTGCGAATTTGCCATTGAAATGAAAGGCGCAAAGGTGACAAAGCAGGTCATCAACATTTACAAGACACTGGGGGAAGATAAGACCCAGCAGCGTTTCATCGATAATATCAACCTGATCTCCCTGTCCCGGTCCGGGAGCATCGAGGATCTGATTACCTGTATCCGGTGTTACGGGAAAGAGGACGAGAATGGGAATAAGCTTACGATTGCTGATATTAGCTACGATGATGGGCGGTATTTCAGTCCGAAAGGAGAGCATCGGATTTACGACCGTGATGCAAGGAATAAGTGGTCCCGGTTCCGCGCATATGACTATGAAGGGCAAGGCGAGTTTGACGGCTATATCGTTGGGACATTTGAGTACGACACAGATGATGCCAACGAGCTTTTAAACCGAGGACTGACAGAGTTGAAGAGCCGGAATGATGTGAAAGTGACGTATGAAGCAAGTCTGTATGATCTAAGGGCGGATATCGGAGATACCGTGCAGATTGCAGATAACCGCTTCCAGGAAAAAGTCTATCTTTCAGCCCGGATCCAGTCAGTGCGTAATCATTATACGGTCTCCGGACAGGACAGCGGGGTGCTTGCCAATTATAAGATCCTGACATCGAATCCGACATCCCAGGTGACGCAGATCATGGAGCAGTTAAAAGATCAGATTGTCAGTGTAAAATCTACCGAGATTACATACCAGATTGGCAGCTCCGGTGTGGAGCCGCCAGAAGGGCAGTGGGTGCCAAATCCGCCTCAGACCAGCCCTGGACAGTATTTGTGGACGAGAAAAACAACAACTTACACAAATGGCAGCCAGACAACGGAGTATTCTGTATCAAGAAACGGCGATGACGGAAAAGACGGAGAGGATGGAAAACCAGGTCCGGCCGGACAAGACGGAAGAGGTGTAAGATCAACCTCTGTAACCTATCAATCGTCTTCCAGCGGAACCACAATTCCTACCGGAGTTTGGAGTTCTTCGATTCCTTCAGTAAGTGCTGGGAAGTATCTTTGGACGAGAACAGTAATTGAATATACGGATGATACTTCATCTACCTTATATTCCGTGAGTAAAATGGGTGGAAACGGAACTGATGGAAAAGGGATAAAATCAATCACAGAGTATTATCTGGCGTCCGCAAGCTCTTCTGGTGTAACGACCTCTACATCCGGCTGGACGACAAAGATCCAGACGATTACAACAAGTAAAAAATATCTCTGGAATTATGAAGTTACCCGCTATACGGATGACACAAGTACCACAACGTCTCCGTGCATTATCGGCGTTTACGGAGACGAAGGCGCAACTGGAAATGGGATTCAAAGTATTACGAACTATTATCTTGCCACAGCATCAGGGAGTGATGTTACAACAGATACTTCCGGATGGACTACAACAGTTCAGACCATAAGCGCGGCTAAGAAGTATTTGTGGAATTATGAAGTCGTTACTTATACAAATGGTAATCAGTCTGAAACAGCCCCGCATATTATAGGAGTTTATGGAGATCAGGGGAAACCGGGAAAGGATGGGCATGATGGAGAAGATGGTGTAGACGGAACGGACGGGATCAGCATGATCCTTTCAAATGAAGCGGTTGCGTTGCCGTGCGATATCGAAGGGAACCCTCTTGATTACTCCCCGGCCACCGGAACAGCATATGTCTATAAAGGAGCGTCGGATGTCAGTGCCAGTGCAACGTGGACAGTCTCCTGGAGCGGTATGACAGGAACATGGACGGCATCATCCCGGACGTACAAGGTAACGGGGATGACAGCGGATGTCGGGAAACTGACGATCAAAGCTGTATATTCCGGGATTACACTGACGAAAGTTTTTACGGTTACAAAGGCGTTGAAAAATATCAAGGTCAATAAGCTATCGGCGATCAGTGGAGTGCTTGGCGAAGTGACTACTGGAAAAATCACAAATACTTCCGGCGGTAAGAAAGCACTTGTGATAAATGATAATGCGGTCGAATTTTACGACTACACGACAAACGGTGAATTCTGCGGAAGAATCCGTGGCAGCAAGTTCCAAAATGACGGAGTACATAAGTGTATGCGGCATGAAGTGGAGTACGGAGTCGAGTGGGTAGGCAAAATTCCGGGATCATCAGATTATACGGATATGATGTATCTTTTTCCGGACGGTTTTGCACTTGAAGTCCCACTTTACAACTACGGGAGGAATATGACAAGAGTATTTAATAATCTTCCAGATGATACACAAGGAACAATCGACCGTTTAAATGGAAGAATACAGGCATTTTCGGCATCTGTCAGCATATCAAAAGCGAATACCTGGGAGACGCAGGTTGTGAAGTTTCCAAAAGCTTTTGAAAAAGCACCGATTGTAATTGTGCAAGCACAGACAGGGCAAAATGGGACATTGGTATGGGCTGACGGAGCTACTACTACGCAGTTTACATTGCACAAGTACCGACCTAGTACGACCGCTTTTGGAATTCAAATAATAGCTGTTTCTGATTAGGAGGATATATGAGAGTATTGCATTTCTCAGTGAATGAACAAAATATAAAAAAATCTGGAGATTTCTCCGGTATTGTAAAAGGTTCAAAAGGATACCTGAAAGCAGAATTTTCTTTCGGATCTGAATGGAGCCGGAGAAAGGCAGCCGCTTCCTTTTTTACAGAGGGAAAAGAATATGCAGTCCCGATCATCCGGAATCGGTGCATAGTTCCGGACGATGTGACAGACGCAGACTATTTCCGTGTGCAGGTTGTCGGTCTGGAAAAAGGACAGATCATCAAAACAAATAAAGTATTGGTAAGACAGGAGGGATAAAGTGACAGCAGAAGAATTATTAAAACAAATGTCAGCCGAACCGTTTGCGGAAGAGATGGTCTGTTGCGTTATTGATCCGGAAACAAGGGTCATTGATGTTCCGGCAGAATACCAACTTCTCGGTGTCGAATCTGATGAGAAAGTGGAGCGGATGTATTTCCAGTGCCCGAAGATTGTCGGAGACAATATTGACCTGTCCAAATTGGCTTTGCGTGTCAATTTCCGGAACGCAAACGATCAGAAAGATCAATACATTGTGGATGATGTAGAAATCTCTGGGGATAACATTACGTTTTCGTGGCTCCTTTCCAGACGAGTGACGCAGTATAAGGGTAACGTCAGCTTTATTGTGTGTGCGGTGAAAGCATCAGGGGAAGAGATTACAAATGAATGGAATACTACGCTTGCAACAGCCCAGGTTTTGGAAGGTCTGGAAGCAGATATTACACTTCCGGAAGAAGATACGGATGTGGTAAAACAGTTAATCGCTGTTGCGACACAGAAAATTACAGATGTACAAAATGCAACTTCTTCCGCCAATACCGCGGCCAGCAACGCAGATATAAAGGCACAGGAGGCCGCCAACGCTGCCGAGGATGCCCGTGGAGTGATAGACCAGATCACG